TAACGGGTAGGCTTCTTTTCGGAAGCCGACTCCGACTTGTCTTCTGAAGATTGCGTTGTTAAAGAACTTTTGGCTTCCTCGGATTTCTCCTTGGTAGCTGAAACCTCATCCGAGGCTTCTAGTTTTGTTTTTTCGGCTTCTTCAGCAGTCGCGGGTGTCTGCTCGGTATCTCCGCTGGCCTTTTCCTCAACAGGTGTTTCTATTTTGGCTTTTTCGTCTTCTTTGGGAGTAGGACTAAAGTCCCGTCCCTCGTCAGCCGCTTGCGCCATAGCCAATACATCCGCCTCGGTCAGGTTATTTGAATCTGCCATTTTGACCCTTTCTTACACTTGTCGGCAGGGAGTCATTCTGCCTAAAGGTTAGTTGGCTATTGTATCATCCGATCCGTCCTCATAGCCAAGAACGGCGAAGTTAAGTTTTTGGGTTGCGAGCGATTCTAAGGTCGCTACACAGCCACGGAAACCTTTAGCATACCCACAAGCGTCTGCAAGAGCGTCACGTTTTTTCATCACGGCAGTCGAGTTTTGGCGCAAAGTAAGGTTTAGAAGAATAAGGCTAAGGCGCTTTCCGGTAGGCGTGGAAAGGAATCCCGTCCACGCTTTCTCGTCTTCGTCCTCCCACTTTGGTTCGTCAATCCACTCTTGGTCGCGGATGAACGCCAATGCTGCCTTTAGCTTTCTCACTCTGAAAACCCACCCTTCTTGGCTTTCATCATGCGCCAAATCTTAGGCTTAATGGTTGATTTCTTCTTGCTACGGCTTGTGCCAGCCTTGCGGCGGGCATTGATATTTGCGTATAAACCTTTTTTCATGTGCCTATTTTACCACATTTATATCTTTGGACAGTTTTATCGCCCAAGAGTCACCATTGAATAAAGTGTAATCTTTATCACCAATCTCTTCCTTCAAGGCCTTGTTGACTAATTCCCAGCTCCAATCGTGTCCAGCCATAATACCGCCATATTTAAGCTTCTTGCGCCATCCTTTTAGATCAGCCAAAACGCCTTCGTACCTGTGATCTCCGTCAATATAGATAAGATCGCACGATTCATCTTCAACAAATTCAAGCGCATCCAAGCTTTTCCCGCGACTAAACATGACGTTGCTCAATCCTTTTGTTCTTTCCTGAAATGCATCAAACACAAACTTCATTGGGCATTGTTGGCTTGCCCTGTCGTTAATGTCGTATCCGTTAATCCAGGGGTCTATTGCCAGCACCTCAATAAAATATTTCGCAAGAACAACTGTACCCTCTCCGCTATATGCGCCAATCTCAATCGCCTTGCCCATTGAGCCTTGTATGTTTGCCCACTTGCAAAGATCGGCCAAGCCTTCCTGCTGGAAGGCATCCCGCATTACCGGAACCTTCAAGCCTGCATCGGTACGGGTGCTTGGCCTTGCATTGATCCAGCCTGCATCTGTGCCTGCTGTTGCATTTGAGCCTTACCTGCATCACGAAGCTGTTTCTGGATAGCGCGGGATGTGTTTGGATCGGTCTGCTCAAGAGCCTGCAAGTGCTGTTGCAAGTGAGCCATTAGTACTTGTACTGCGCTCGGATCGACAGGTTGCTGTCTTGCCTGCGCAGCTTGGTTGAATGCAAAGAGAACAGATATGTGCGCTTTGTGATCATCGCTAGGTTTAATTGCGACAGGGAATCCGGTTGCAAGCATGGTCGCAATCTCAGTCGCTTGATCTTCAGCCTGATCGCCGGTTCCGGCTTGCGGGTCTGTAAATAAACGCCTGACGAGGCTTGGATCGTCCTGTTCAAGCACTGACTTTACCAACTCGGCTTGATTGATGAAAGGATTATTTTGGAACATCTGCATCCGAGCTACCGACTTCTGTAATGCAAACTGCCGATTGATAAAGTCCAATCCACCTTTAGGTTCAATCGAATACTCGTCATGGATGCCTTCCGGAGGCATGGAGCCTGTTTCCTCGGCATACCTATACATCAAGTCTTTCTTGTTGTACTGAGTGTAAAGCGACCAGCATTGTTTGAATAGATGAGCAAGACCCATCCGGAACATGCGGTTGCGAAGGTCACCGGAAGCGGCAGCCTGCGACTGCAACGCTTGGATTTCTGTGGCAGTCTTTCTATCGCTTATCTGGAACTGCGATCCGGCACCAAAGTCAGGATTGCCCATGCGCTGTTCAGACAGCAAACGCTCTTCGAGCATCAGCTTCTGGAAATCAAACGGAGGCTGGCTGAACTGAACCGGCTTCAATCCTTGCGGCAGGATCTGACCAGGCTGCATCTTCAGATTCGATGTGTTCAACGAGATCGGGTTCTGTGCCTCAAAAACGGGTCGGTTGGCAAGCTCAACGTAATCGGAGAGGGAGTTCTTTAGTTTGTTCAGCAGGTTCTCGTTCGGGAGCAGGATCTCTGCAACACCTCTCGGGCTATACCAACCGCCCCCTGTGACCTCATAGGGGAAATCTACGAAAGGAGGTTCGCCGTGACGATACGGCAAAGTGAAAGGCTTACGGACATCTTCGGTTACGACAAGCGGGCTGTATGTCTCGACCTTCCATCCGTCTTCAGAAGGTGTGTACATCTCCCAAAGAATGATGCGATCATTCTCAGCTTCTTGAGTAATTCCTTCCCGTCTATAAATCTCATCCTGAATCTCACTTCGTAAGCCCACCGATTTGGAGGGTTTACCAGAAATTGTTTTGATGAACTCGTCGTCCTGCTTGTAAAGCGGATTCGCCTTATAGGAATCGACACTTGTCGAGACGATGTGAACGATGAAATCTGCATCCTTAAACTCCTTTGTGTATGCCGGAACAATAATGTGGAAAGGATCAATAGCCTCAAAGTCGATGCGCTTCTTGTCCTCGTTCCATACAATCTTGGCAACACCGCGCCCGTAGAGCAGGATGTTATCAATTACGGAAACAATCTCCTTCTGGAAGTTTGTCTTTTCGCGCATCTGGTAGTCAAACCAGCGTTCAGCAGAAACAGTCAGCGGTGTCAACTGCTGACGCATTGGGACGAAGCTGGAGAGAATGTCGTTTCCGATTGCGCTGTTGACGAAGGAAGGCTTTAGCTTCTCAATCGCCGTGTCGATCAACTGGACGTGCAGGTCTGCGGCGGTAGGCCAAGGCTTGACCTTGCGGCGAACACCAAAGTAGCGGGCTTGGTAAAACAGACGTTGACGATTCTCCCATGTCTCGCGCTGATTGAGCGAGTCAATGATTCTGGAATAATATTCTGTTCTACGGCTGTCTTTGGCGTTCATTTATTGCGCTCCGTTTTTAGTTCGTATGAAAGATCGTTGACTGCGTTTAATGCCTTGCGCGCCCATTCACGCGCCCCAGGCGTACCACGACGGATTTCAATGTAGGTAGGATCTTTCATCAGTTCCTCAACTATCCCTGTTGTGTGGGTTACTGGTGTCGTTGTTGCGCATCCACCAAGAGTCACCACGCAGATCACGCTCAATAGCTTTACGATTCTCCCGCCATTCACCTTCAATGTTCTGGACGCGTTTCTCGCGCCAGCTAGGGATGAGTCGAAAAACCGCTGCGATGATCTCGAAGATTGCACGCAGCACAAATAAAATTATTTAATATTCAACCCGACTGTCTTTAGGAAATTGACAATCTTTTCCAAGAGGGAATCGTCAGCGGGCGTAGGAGTAAGCTTAACAATAATACGCGCGGCAAGAACGATGCCACCAACAGCGGCTACGATCTCTTGCCAGTTAGCAGTAATAAAATTCCAAATGTTCATAGTTTATCCTCCTGGGTCAAATCCGGCCATGACAGGGTCGTGTACCACCATCATTTCCTGAAGTGACTTCCAAGTTGGACGTTCTATCTGGAAAGTCAAGCCCAGCCCGATATTTGAGCTACTTAGGCACAAGGCAAGCGCGTCAGCCCTATCCGGTGATGCAAGCCCCCTAGCCCGCATGGAGTCCTTGGATTCCACGCCAAGCTTGCCCTTGCTGTTTGTAATGGTGCGCCTACAGGTTAGCTGTGCGGTCAGGTCTTCGTCATCCGGCAGAATGATCTCTGCATCCTCGATCTTCTTTGCCATCCCGTACCACATCTCGGCTGACCTGTTGGTATAGGCGTTGCCGTCATAAGCAGATCCGCCAAAGTTAACCCTATTGACAGTCCATCCGGCCTCCGCCAATGCATCACACATGACCATGCCCATGCCACTAGCGTCCGCGTATATATTGCTTGGCTCAAGTCCAGCCTTCTTAAACTCCACGATAAATCTGCCTACTGCCGACATCGTATCCTTTTCGCGCCATGCAATCATGGGCAGGATCTTGTTGCCATCGCTAATGCAAATGACGTTCTGATCCCCACCTGCGGCAAAGTCTACGCCTGCAATCCGTACCCCAGGCTTGAAGCGAGGAGGGGCATTATAGCAGTTTTGGAGTTGTGACAGGTTAATGACCAAGCTTTCAGCCCCTATGTCCACAAACTCACCATAGATCATGGAGCGGGTCAATGGGTGCTTTTCGCCGTAACGCTGGATGATCTCGTCAATCTGCTCTTGGGTGATATGTGGGCAGTCAAACGCCGTTACTGCGTGCTTCTTCCACATAGCCGATTCCTTTGTAAAAGCTCGGTAGAAGGCTCCGCTGGTTCCTCCAGGGCTTGAGGCAATAAGCAGGCGGGTTGGTTGGCAACGGCTGATGGCTTCAAACAGGGGGTCGGATACAGTTTTGGCCTCGTCAACCACCATGAGCAAGGGCGCAGTCTTGTGGTTCTCTGCGTGCCATCCTTCCGCCCTTCCAGGGTCTGTGGCCGAATAACCTATGATACGGCTAGTGTTGCCGTTAGGGTGGAGGTATCTGATTTCACCGGATGTGACCTCCCATCCTGACCCTATCTTGGCTACTAAGGAACGCAGGTTAGGCCAAAGCTGACTTTCAACCTGCCGGAATACGCCAGCAGTTGTTACAGCTATAGAACGCTGGAACATGAAACAATGCCATAACAGTATTGAAGCTATTATAGTAGAAGTCTTTCCAGATCCGTTGGCGGCACGCAAGGCTACTCTAGCCTGTTGTGGCTCCATATCTTTCAAAACCTTACGTTGCCAATCGTAAAGTTTTAGTCCTAGAACATGTTGCGCAAAGCCAATTGGTTTGGCTATCTCTGCAACAATCTCTTCTGGCGACTTTTGCTTGGATTTAGGAGGCTTCGTAAGATAGACCTCTTTTTATTTTGTGGCGCAAACACTTAGGGGGTATTAACATTTTTCTCGGGGGGTTGGGGGCTGGCGGTAGGGGTGTCGTGTCCCCTGGCTAACCTCTTGCGTCTCATGGGCTTATGACGTTTTCTTTTCTCCGGAACGACCGCCGGTTCCTGCGGTTGGGCATTTGTCGCACAATGATTATTGTCTTCACTAGGTTTGAGATGTTGCACGTCAACGATTTCCGCCTCAATTTCTCTAACGTCTTTGGGTTCAATCGCTTGCGGATTCTTTGAGTTGTAACCCGCAAGAATCTGCGCCAAACCGGGCGAAAGGCCATGCTGGATTTCTTGCCTAACATCCACACGGGCAGGGGCTTGGGTGTATCCGAAAGACCTTTCTAGCATCCATGCCCGCGCTTGCCATGATTTCTCCCCCGCATTGTTTATTGATTCAAGAAGGTTGACTTCTAGTTCTCTTCGCGCCTTTTTTATAGCGGACGCAAACGTCTCGTTTCTTTGTGTCCATGACTTCAAAGTAGATGGAGGGATGCCTAGAATCTCCCCTGCCTTTTCCCAAGTAAGTCCGCGCCGGATGTAGTCACAAACCTTTTGTTGGATTTCTTTTGTTAGCTTGGGTTCCGCCGCCGCCGTTCCAGATACTACTTGTAAACTTTTTTCGTCTTTTGTTTCGCAAGTATCCGGCAAACCGGGCGGAGGTGTTTTCGTTTCCCCGTTTGAAATTAGATGGGGTTCGGAATTGGAAGGGTTTTTCATGTTTTGTTTGCACGTTTGACCTGGATGATGGTTTTGCTGCCAAACCTTAAAACACGGGTTGCGGGTTCAATCCCCAAAAAAAAATCGTTCCAGAATGCCCCTAGAAATCGTTTTGAGAAACCGGATGGATAGGCCATACCCCCCTAAAATAGCATGCCGGAGGGGTAAAAAAAGGGTGACACATAGTAGGGAAAGGCGCATTCTCTACCTATGGAAAACACACAAGGCAGAGCGGAAGCGGTATCCGCCAAAGAATACCGCGAAATGTTAAAGGAACAGATCGCCCATAAGGTTTTGAAAAGCGCTTATCAGGACTATTTATGGGATGCCGACATCGTTCACAAACGTAGCATGACTATCCGGAGCGCCATGACCGACGAAGAACGTCATGAAATCCGTTGCGCCCGCAACATGATGCGGAGAGCGCGCCAGATCATGCAAAAGAACAATGCTCCGGAACGTGAAGTGGACATGAAGGAAAAATACATGAAGGCATTCTCCGGAAACCTTGTTTCGGTTGAGTTGGAATGCGTGTTCCATCGTGACTATCCCGTACCCTCAGAGAAAACCTTGGGAAGCATGACGGAAGTTGTCGGGGATGGTTCCGTGCGTTACGAAGACCATTCCGGAGATTCCGGAGAGGGAGCGGAAGTAAAGGTGACAATGCGTAGCGAAAACCCGCTCCGGTTGAAATCCGTAGTGGATAAGATTAATCAGGCCGGAGGTGAAGTGAACACGACATGCGGAATGCATATCCACCTAGATCAGCGCGGAGTATCAAAGGTGACTGCGACAAAACGGGCGAAAAGGTTGGTGAAATGTTTGCCCGCTCTTATGAAGATGGTTCCGCAATCGCGTTTGAATAATCGGTTCTGCCAACAAAACACGATGATTCCGAAAACCGGAACATATCGTTTCAGCAGTAACCGATATATGATGATCAATTATCTTCCGGCCTACCGGAAACACCAGACTTGCGAAGTCCGTTTACATGGCGGAACATTGGATTTCTGGAAGGTTTTGGGTTGGATTAAACTTTGCCAATTCATCCAAAATTGTTCAGAGGTTGACGTAGTAGCGAAACAAGCTTCCGGATACTACGCAAACGTCACAATCGAAAACTTAATCCGCATGGAAACTCTTCCGGAATCTATTAGGAATTACGTTTGGCGCAGGTTCCGGCAATTTAATCAGGCGCAAGCTAACACGCTCCGCGAAAAGCTAATCGCGGAAAACCTTATTCATCTCACCGACGGTATGGCAATCAGCTAAAGAAAGGAAAACACAATATGTGCAAACTACTTGGATTCTCGGTATCACAAAAAGTTGGCGAAGAAAAATTGGCGGAGATCATCCAAACGTGTCGCGATCTCCTCAAAGATCAAAAAGACGGGTTTGGGTACGCTCTATCCGGAGGGGATATTAAAGGTATCACCTCCCTGCGCCTCACTACGGGTTCCCTGCTTGGATACGGGTATCCGGAGGCAGGTGAATGGGCGGACGTTGTAAAGGATGCCCCCTTCGAAGCGCGCGGGAAGATTTCCCCTTGCACCGGAGGGGTATTCCACGGGCGCACGTCGACCAATTCCCTAGGGGTTGAGAACACACACCCTTTTGTGAATGAAGACCTTGCCTTGGTTCACAATGGGATTGTGGATTACACCGGAAAGAAGCGCAAAAAACGCGGAGTATGTGACAGCGAAGACCTATTTAATACCTTCACAATTGGGAAGGGTTGGAGGGAGTTTCACAAGCATTACACCGGATACGCTGGTTTGCTTATCCTCCGGAAGGGCGGGACGTTGACCATCTACCGCGACGCATCCCCCAACCTTCATATTTGCAAGGTTGAGGGTGGAATCGTTGTGGGAACGACGCTCCATGACGTGACGAAGCTTGCAAGCTTGTTTGACAAGGTTCCCAACGCACCGTGGATGCTCAAACCGGATGTCGCGACGACTATCCATGAAGGGAAGATAATCGACAAAGAATCAGTCAAGGCCATGCGCTCCAGATCGTTTGGCGCGAAGGATTCTCTGTCTCTTTACTCTTCCGGAGGTTACTCCGGATATGGTTCATATTCGACCGGAAGCGCAACGAAGACGAAGGAAAAGGAGTTGTTTCCCGATTATGAAGCGCCGTCCGGTGTGGATGAAACGTCGGAAGCTTGGGAAGATGGATACCAAGCGGGTTACGACGACGGGCTGAAGGGCTACACCCATACGATCTTAAGCGCAGATCGTAACTACAAGGCCGGATACAATGAGGGATACAAAGACGGCGAATTGGAAAAGAACGTCCCAAGCGAAGGCATGGGAGAGGTTGTCCTATGAAGTTCACCTATTACATAGTGAACGAAAAAAATATCGTTCTTGCGTCCGGATTCAGCACGCCGAAACGTGCTTTGGGTTGGATAATCCGGAACGGCGGAGAATGGCGAACTTGGTATGTAGTTAAAAAGGAGATTCAGTCATGAACATAGCAGTCATATTCACGCACGGGCTTTTGATAGGTGCGGGTCTTGTCGCGTTTGTTTGGATGTTTTGGGATAACAAAAAATAACGTCCAACCTTGTCGCCCCCTTTAGCACGGGGGGCGCAAAGGTTTGACCCGATAGGGTTGACCGAAAAGAAAAGAAAAGAAAAGGAGACACACACAATGAGCATGGAGCCAGCAGGGTTCGAACATGAAAGCGGGGTTTGGATAACAAACCCATTCTTATCCGTTTGCGCCCGATTCCAAGTGAATCCGGAGACGTACTACGGAAAGACGCAAAAGGAGTTGTCCGAAATCTACGGGGAGAAGTATTTCTCCTTCGTTTCGGATATGACGAAACTCCTTTTGGAGACGATAGAATGGAACAGCGCAGCAAACCCGGTTCGCCAGGGCGAACGAAAGAAAAAGGAGGAAAAATAATATGGAAGCAGAAATGAAACTACGGGAAGAAAACCTTAAACTTCTCATGAAATTATTCAACGCGGGTAAGATGAAACTTGAAACGGACAAAGATGGCTTTGTTTTCCGCTGTTCCGGCGGAACGTATCCGGTTGAAATCTATGAAGACGGGCATTGGGACGGGTCTTTGACCCAATCTCTCTGCCATATGGAAAGGGAGGAAAAGGCATGAAATACAAAAAAACTAGAATTGACAAATGGGGTTGGCGGTTTGCCTGCAACCCGTGGGAGCCAGACTTGCGAGACACGCGCCCGATTGGGAAACGGGGTCTCAATTCTTCCACGGGAATATGTGCGGTATGTGGTGAAGATGCGAAATGGTCTTTCCACTATGTTCCGTCAACTTCGGTTCATCGCATGATGCAACCTAAGGCCAGCCATGTCGCAGTATGCGAAAACAAAAAATGTGCGGTTGCTTTGGAGAATGTTGGGTTCACCGGATGCGGGTGCGGAGGTTAAGCGCATGAAACATATTTATATATTTCATGAAGACAAACCCAACGGAGGGATGATCGTGGAATGCGGAGCGTGTGAAAAACTCTTCGACATTCCGAACGCGATAGAATCAGGGTTCAAACTAGAACACACCTGCCCGCATTGTGAAGCCTTGGTTCACTATCCGGAGGGAGCGTCATGGTAAAATAGCAGGACGTATCCCAAGTAAACCGGAAGAGGTTCAAAACCTTTTCCGGTTTATTTTTGCCCACGTCGCCCGGTAGCGCAGCATGGCGCGAAACTTTTTTGACGTTTTGTTTTGCTTTATTTATCCCAATAAACTCTTCTTGCGTGTGGATATTCCAGGTGTGTGGATATTTCACATGTGTGGATATTTCACATGTATGAACTATTTGACCGGCGGGGAACCCCTATTAAAAAATCCCAAAAAAGCCCTATAAGGGGGAATTTGGGAAATGCCCTATAAGGGGGAATTTGGAAACTTGAAAAACCAAACTTTTTTTGAGTTTTCTATTTACCAATTGAGCAGCAGCAAGCCCGGTTGCCTAATGGCCTTAACATAGCCACCCTATACGCTTCGGTATGCTTATTTTGGCTACCCTCTACTTGCTTGGTGGTAATGACGCGTTCTAGGGGCTTTTCTGTTCGATTTTGAGGCATTTTAACGACCTTCTTTTTCATTACTCATCCCCCTGTGGGCATTCATCATGCAGTTTCTTTAAGTTAACCTGATGCCTGGAAAAGAACGAAGCAAGCCTGTCCATAGATTCGGATATGTCTTTCCACTCGGCCTCAAATACCTCATAGGAGCAATTGTGATCCATGTCATCTACAAGCTGGCCTAGTAGCCTTACAACAGCGTGTAGCTGTGCATTCTCAAGCCTTAATAGGTGTATAAACCTACAAGCACGCTTGTAACGCTCTTTATCCGTATCCATCTGTGTGCCTAGTGTATCACACCCTTCCCCAATCGGTAACCACACGGCCTCGTCCGGCTTGTCGTTGTTGTTCATTTTTTAGTCCGAAACACTACGCAGGAAGGCAGGGGACAGGCCAGTAATGAGCCTGTACCCCTTCCTGCTTCGTGATGTATTATATATTGTATATATATAGGGTCTGTCATAGTGTTCATGTCAGTATTTTGGCGACAGTCAGTTGATTTTGACAGTAAAACCTAGAAAGTTGACTGGTTGGCGCTATATAACCCGCTCTCCACCAATATCTTGCCAGCATTGACAAGCCTCTTGATGTAGCGATAGACAGTCCTGTCTGACACCTCAAACTTACCTGCCATGGTTTTGACTAGGTCATTGGCCACCCACTCCTTGCTACCCATCTCACGGAGTAGCCTAGAATCCTCAATATTCTTATGCGCCCCAGGTTTCTTGAGTTTATCCGGATTCAGGGCGTAGTTAGCCTTAAACATTGGGTAAGCCCATTGGACGACAAAGCTGTCAATCGGGGCAAAGTTCCGCAAAGTCACCTCGCAGGTGAAGGTGCGCTCGTCCTCTTCATGGGCGGTCAAAACGACCAAGGAGTCTGGATTACGCGCAAAGACACCTGACCCGCTGAACCTGTCAATAGCCTCCGACCCGCTCTTGTTACCCTTGCTGAAGTGATGTGACAGGATAACCGACAGGTTGTGGCGGGTTGCAAGCAACTCAAACTCATTCATTAGCTGTGCCATGTCTCCGGCATTGTTCTCGTCCCTGTCGCCCATAAGCATGTAGTTTGGGTCTAGGATGATCGCCTGATAGCCCTTGTCGCGGATATGCTCCTCAATGATAGGCCGGATCAAGGCAAGGTCTGCCGCGTGTCCGCGCAACGTCCAGATCGACATGTCACCAACCTGATCCTGCACGCCCTTGGCCTTGGCTACGTCAAACAACCTGCCTCGGAACGACCACTCCTGAATCTCGAAGTTAATGAACAGGACGCGGGACTTGGCACACTTGATGCCCCACCAAGGGGTTCCGGTGTGCAAGCTTATGGCTAGGTCAATTAGGCTCCACGACTTGTAAGCCTTACTGCCACCTCCAAGCAAAAGCTTTCCGCCTTGGTGAAGCAGTCCATCCATAAGAACATTCGGTTCCTTGATGTCTTCCGACATTAAATCCGCATACGTCTTGATTGGCGGGATGCTGTTTGGTTCCTGTATCAGTCCGAACGCTACTGCTGGATCTATCATTTACCCTCCTTGCAGAACCAAAGTAAGCTCTGCGTTCTGTCTTCTCTTTTTGCCCCTGCCATCCTTACTGGTTGGCTTGGCTTGAACGTCGCAGGATCGCATCCCATTGGAATAAGGAAAGACTTTAATCTCCTTTCCCATTCCGGCTTGGGCGGATTCTCAAACCATGCATGGAGGCTTTTGCCTCCGGTGTCAACGATTGCATAAAGCTTCATCTTGACCTTCTCGCGCATAACCTTAAACACCGCGCCCATCTGCGGTTTGGTAAGCACATCGGATTCAACCACCATGTACCGGCGGGTATCCACGTTCTCGTTCGACCTGCTGATTGTTCCAGACTTAAACACCGCGCCAGTTGTGAATTGACCAACAGGCGAGTCCATCCTCATCCACTCCTCGACCTTCCGGAAGTTCTGCGGATGGTTACCGCTGTCCTTGACCGCCCCAATCCATACGATGTCATCCGGCTTGAACAACGAAAGCATCCCGTGGTAATCGCTGAAGTTCTCGTCCAGCTTCTGAGGACTTTCTTCCATCATGTCTGCTGGGTCCCAATTATATTCGTTTAGATACTTGACCTTGTTGGATTCAGTAATGATCGAGATTCGCTCGTTTAACTCAGTCTCAGCATCCTTCTGAATTATCAATTTCGCCGCATTAGTACCAAGCGTACTCATGGAGGCCAACGGCTTCATAAGGGGGTCATTAAGAAGAACCTTCCTCAGCCTGTAGTTCATCTCATCTCGAACCATTTGGCAACTTGTATGCCAGCAAAAGATGGTCGGAACCCCGTCAATGAATACAGTCGTATCCCTTACGCGGGTGTGGCTTGAATGAAGATGTTCCCCTGGACAACGGCAAAGCCCGTGGTTCTCGGACTGCCATTCAATCGGTCCAACGATCTTCTCTGCTGTTGATTGCGCGCTCATATTAAATCATCCGGCTTTGTTTCAAGTGGCGACACACAATGGAGGCTCCAGCCGCAGGATCTCCCTGCGTACCATACGCCGGATTGATTAGGCTTTGTCTTTGAAGTTCTTGAGCTGTTCGTCCAACTGCGCAATCACCTCGCGCATCTGCATCTGAACCCGCTCGCAGTTGTTGTAGATATACCGAGCGCGCTCGATATTTTCCTCAAACTTCTTGATCACGTCTTGCTTTGTCATTTCTTGTCTCCTTTTCCGAAATCTAGGTCAACAGCCTTCTTCGATGCAAGCACAATATCTTCCGCCGTGATATTGCGAAGCGCGTTGCAAAAGTACTGCGTACCCTTGGTCTTGTTGGTTGCGTCCTTACACTTCGCCTGTGGCAATCCTGCATGAGGACGGCACGGCGAGTGCGGGCATACTTCCGGCTTAAACACCGATATGTTGAGCGGATAATATGTCATCCTGTCTTGCGGGTCGTAGCTACCCCACAAAGACACGCAGGGTGTATTAAGCCCCGCGGCGATATGGTTGACGCTACTATCCGGAGCCACCACAAAGTCTGCGTTGGCAACGACAGGGAATAGCGACCTGATTGCCTTGGTTGTGTTAAACAGGTCAATCACGCGGGGATGATCGACAGCAAAGTTGTTGCTGTTGTCCATCCCTATGATTACGGCGTGATGCTCCGGAAAAGCCTCCAGCAACGCCAGCACCGCGTCCTGACCCATCCGAGGAGGATAGGTTCTGGTGGGACCGGAAGACGAAACGTGGTAGGCAAAGAATTTCTCAGGCAAAGGCCATTTGCCCAACGCCTTCAGTTCTTCGTGGTCTGGTTCAATCAGGTGAAGCATCGGCTTGCAATACTTCGCCATATTCTTCTCATCCCACACGCCCATCCACTCGTAGATCCGTTTGTAACAGTTCCCACCACCCGTCCCGAGCTTGGTCTCCCCAACCTGCCCGCTGAACAAGTCATCGGTAGGAAGGTGTGCATCATAGCTGTCCCAAGCCTCAAGCGTGCATGGCAGGGGATAGAGCTTTGCACCTAGTCCGGCATAAAGCGGAAGATTCCTGGCGGGGGCATAAACATCGACAACCCCACCCGACTCCTGCACCAAGTAGTTCACGAACGCCGTTGCGATCACGGCATCGCCAATCGCTCCTGCGCGGTAGACGGCAGTAGCCCCGCCAATCGACCTGCCCTTATAGTACGGCTTGATCTTGTGGGGGCATGGTATTGAATCCGACCATATACCGCCGGTTAGTTCGTCCGGAAGCATATATGTGTTGCGGACGTGAAGTAGATTGTCATCTACCTTGTGGATTGAGTTTGTATTATTAGTCCATAGCTTCATTTAGTTCTCCTTATGTTTGGCATGGTATCAACGAAGATGGGCATTTGACCAGCGAAATTATTCTGAATGATGTTGTAGTACGCAAAGTCAATTGCGTCCTCCTGCTCCACTTGTTTGTCTTCATCAGGGACTTGACAATCCATTCCACGGAATAGACAGCGTAAAACTTTCCGCCTATGTCTGTTACTCCAAGCAGAGCATCGTCAAGCCCATTGATTACATAGGTTGACGCATCATCCGGCATCAATTCGACTATTGGGTGAGTCTTTCCACTTCGTTTATACATCTGATGATTTCCCTAGCGACTTGCGGTACAATTGCGTTTCCGAGGGACTTAAGTCTAGCCACCCGATTGGGTACCCCATGAGCCACTCGACCCACGTCGGGTTCAGTGAGCCAGATTGCTTTTCCTGATTGTCTGTGTGCTGTACGGCCACATCCAGCGTGTCCTTTGATACCTTCCCGTTCCGTATCCTCCCGCCCTTGTAGCCACCCTTCCCATCCCTGCTCGATGGGGTCGGCCACATCTTGACTGCCGTCTGTAGGGTTGCCCCCCACTTGGTTCCGTTGGCTGATGTCCTCGTCTTCCCGTCCTCCGACACGCTCCAGCTCTTGGCTCCGGTGTGCGCTCCCCTCGGACAGGCTGATGGAGTCGGCCACATGTTCGGTTCCGGACACGCCCTGATCTGATCCTGTAGGTTCAGAGTGTGTCCCTGCCTCTCCTCCAGGGTTGAGGCATTCTTCCAGTTGTTTGCGTGAGGAGTCCTCCACATCATGTTCGGGGGTTGATAATAAACCTGCTCCCGAAGGGTTGAGTGGGTCGTGCGACCCTTGCGATTGGAATCGTACTGCTTCTTCAACGCCTCTTCGCTCCGCACCGGAAGGCTGTCCATTGTGTTTGGAGTGAGCCACAATCCAGCATCTGTCGCGCCTGTGCGATGCGTCGACGGAGCAAGCTGGAATAATGAGCGTTTCGACTTCGTAATCTTCTGCTTCCAAGTCAGAATGCACTTGGTCGAGTGCCATGTTGACGATTCCAGCAACATTCTCACCAATGATCCAATCCGGCTTTGCTTCGCGTATAACTCGGAGCATTTCCGGCCAGAGATAGCGGTTATCATCCTTGCCTCTTCGCTCCCCGGCAACGCTGAATGGCTGGCAGGGGAATCCGCCTGTGAGAAGAGAGACTTTTGGATATAGGTTGCCTCGTACTTGGCGGATGTCTTCGATGATCGGGACTTCCGGCCAATGCTTTTTGAGGACTGCTTGGCAGAATTTGTCCTGTTCGCAGAACCCGACTGTTTTGTATCCGTTCCACTTTGCGGCAAGGGCGAAGCCACCGATTCCAGAAAAAAGATCGAGGTGTGTTTTTTCATTCACTTTCTATTAACTCCTTTGCTACTAAAGCTCCGGCATCAACCAAAGCTATGATTTGAATAATATCAATCGCATGTCCGTGGTTTGCGCGATCCCTCTCAACGGCCAGCTTGTTGCGGGCATTGAGAAGGATGTCGCGCATCCACTTGAGTCGTTCTTTTGCCTCCACGTTCATTACATTCCTGACTTCATGCGAAACTTGCGAGGCTTGCTCTTTCCTGCGGCAGCAAGAGAGATGGCAACCATCTGCTTGTGAGAGCGGGGAACCCCACCGGCACCACGAGCCTTGCCCTTCTTCTTATTGTCCATCGCCAGTTCATGCATGTTCTTCGATACGTCTTTGCCTAGCATATTCAGTTCTCCTTATATGTTGTAATAGGGATTAGGCACTTCTGGTGCTTTTACCCCGAAGCTTGGATTTTCGCATCTGCGACAATCGCGCAGGTCAAAATCAAGAATCTCGCCGTGATTAAGCATTATCGTAAATATCTTGTTATGATCTAATCCGTAGTCAGTCACCAGGAATGCAAGCCCTTCACCTTTTGGAGTCATCATCCACAACTCCGGCTTTAGTTGAATTATCTCCATGCTGGTCCTGTAAACCAAGCTACCAGCACCCACCTAGTACCCCATATCGGCGCACGGGCGCGATGCTCTAGGTAGGATGGGAACCAACATCCGGCTCCCTGTTCGCGAATAAACTGCACGTTGTCGATGTCGGCCTTGATCTGCAATCCACCACCCAAATATTCAGAAGGATCGGATAGGTTGACTACTGCAGTAAGTTTCCTGTCGCTTCCGTTGTACAGGTCATAATGCCACATAAATCTCTGGAATGCGTTGTACTTTAGGATTTGTAACTGTTGCACTCCTGTAATATCAAATTTCCAATTCTCCTCGTTGATAGCCCTATTAAGCTCATTCATAATGTTGTAGATCCATTTATGATGCTGGCTGTTTGGAACCCAGCATGACGAGCACGTTCTGGTGTATGATCTTTTTGTCGTTCCATCTTTGTTCATCACAGCTGCGCGCTTCATTCCTATAATATTTGCATCTTCCCGCAACATCATGCATTGCGCCGGAGTGAGAACATATCTGTCAACCGCTGCGCTCATTAACTTCTGTATATATTTCTTTTCCATTATTCTAATTCCTTTTTTATCCAGCAGAACAATGCATAAACACCAAACAATAGGAATGCGAGTAAAGATGCCAACAGGGACATGTAAAGCACAATCCAGCATATAGTCCAAGCGAAGTCTGCTAATGAAATAAGCAACATCTTCAAGCACCAAAGACTCGCCTAATCAGCGTTTTGTTGTCAATCGGAATCCCAGCTGCTCTGCACCAGAACCCAACAATTCCGGTCTTAAAATCGTTTATTAGTTTGTATATTTGATGGATCTTCTTGTATTCATCGCAGTCACCAAGGTTTAGGTCTGAACCCATGTTCTTCCTTATTACCCTCATGCCATCAAGAATGCCCCTGCGTTGCAACAGCCTTACGTCATCAATCGCGCGCTTGGCCACCTCTCCAGCTAATTGCTGTAGCTTGTCATCGTAGTTACCCTTAACCAAGTGTGTTGATCTCATTAATATTTTCTCTTTGTTTTCTTTTTATGTTGCTCAATCCATTTGGCATATTCGTTCCATAAATACGCGGCATCCTGCGCTTCTTCTTTCGTATCAAATATATCTGTAAGCGGAGGCAACCCGTTTGCTGGAACAGCACCCCAAAGGCGCGGGCCAATTGTGTATCCGGCTGTTGTATGAATGCGCCACTTACCACACTCGGCAACTACCTTGACTGTGGTCATCGACCAAGCTCCACAAGCTTGGCATCGTCAGACTTAATCTGTTCAATCAATTTAGGCATGTCTCCGGACTGCCCAGCGTAATGAATGCAGTACGCATCTTTGTAGCGGTCTAGGCCAAAGTGCGACTCAACGCTGGTCATACAATTGTATGCGGGATCAAGTTCTTGTACCGGAACATTCCACAGGTGGACCATAATGTTCATCCAGGTCTGTTCGGCAAAATGGTTTGGCAGCAGTCCGAGTGGAGGCATCGACAGGACACCAACAGCCTTGGATGAGATCACAAACACGCCTGTGTTGACGTAGAACCTGGGATCAATCTGCGCCCCAAATGCACTTGCCAGCTTGCCCATCTCATACTTGCGATCTAAGAACGCACCCTCATCGAATGCGCAGAACATGTTTACTTCAGCACCCATGTCATCGCAGTCGTTTGCAATCAGAATATCCGAGTCAACAAACGTGATCTGCTCATATCCTTTCGTTGCCATGATGTTCCCAATTGCGGACTTGCTATACTGCACCGGCTCGACCAATGGTTTCTCAAGCGCAAGGAAATCAATCTTATGCCTCTGGCAGTAAGCCTCCATCCTTGGCCTTGTAAGATCCAAGACCTTCTTCCAATCATCCCCGAATGCCTGCGTAACTAATGCGCGCTTCATTTCTTATTCCTTCTTTTGGGCTTTGCTTCCTTCCACACATCAAACTTGTCATCAAGTTGAACTGACCAAAGCATAAGGTTCTTGTAGATTCCGTATCCAATACCGGCACGCAACAATGTCCGGCTGGTTATATCCCCTAAGTAATATAGTGCTAAAGACAGAGCAAGTTTCATTTGTCTCTCTTGTCGTAATCTTCCCAAGTATAATTCCAGCAGGCTTCTACTGCTTCGTCTCTCGAGGCGTAGGTATCGAAGTGCGACCAATCATCTTCGTTCCCATAACCAGGATCGTCAATATAAACAGACCACTCTGGCTTTCCGTCTTCATCCAACTCTTTCTTAATCCATCTCATAATCTTGGTACTTCTTTCTTTATTTGTGCCAACGTGAACAAGCATCGTACAAGCCCGCGCTCTAAGTGGTCAATACTTGTTTCGCCGTTATTATCCGGACAAGGCGTGGATTTATGCAACTGCATCTGCGCTGTTGCAAGGTGGCGAATAGCCCTAGCTATATGGTAATCATGAGTAGGCCGATCCTTCTCAAGCCAATCACCATAACCAGATTTATCCGATCCCTTGCCCATTACGCGCCACACAATCTCTTGTGCTGCGTTGCCCATATCTTGAATCGTAGGCGCAGTCATTTGGCAAGTCTCCTATAGAATTGATCTAACAATCCCTCCAACCAAAGCACATCGCCTCGGTTTATTGTTGCTTCATTTTCAAATTCAAACAAATAAGCATCTTTTCTTTGCTTCACAACTTCATCCCTGGAGGAGTGTAATTCTTAACCCAAGACCATACTTTCTGCATGGCGCAGAAAGCTATTCCGGCCTGATACAGTTCGTTATCATCCCAAACTTTTGTGATGATTTTGTTTGCATCGTTTGATGCCAAGACAACAGACACGCAAGCACATTGTGGGTTTTCAGAAGCAGTTCTGTAAGCCCACAATTGTGCGCAATCGGTGTCGTAGAACGGCTCGTAGCGCGGGTTTACCTTCCGGTTCTTGAGGTCGATGATAGCATCGCCAACTCCTGACAACCGCACATAGGCATCGCATCGCCCAGCGTAACCAGCACCGACCAGCGACCTTTCGCACCAGTAGGTTTTCTCGACGTTTTCGTCCGCCCACTTCTTGAAGGTTTCGATATACGGAGCAAGTTTTTCATCTCCGGATACAGGTTTTCCGAGGAGGATGTTCTCCATACATTCATGCATTTTGGTTCCGTGTTCCGCCGCTTTGTTGGTTGATTCGCGCGAGTCTCTGACGACCCTTTTCGCGTAGTCTTCGAGTCTTTCATTTTCCTCCTTTGGCAACGTCAATGAAGACATGATTGCCTGTTCGATCTTCCACGCTGTTAGCTGTGGCTTATCCATGATGCCAAGAATGCTCGTAACGGATGGGTAAAGCCCCATCTTACGCGCATCGGCAACAGTTGTGTTTCTTTCGTTTCCGTTCTTGCCGATTACAACATGGGCGGATTCACCCTCTGCTGTATACCAATGACCCGCCTGATCCGTATGGACCAGACGGGTATTGGATGGCTCCTTACTCGTAATGGTAAGTGCCATATAACTTAGAACGGGACGTTTTCGCCGTCTCCGCTCTTGTCTCCGATTTTAACAGGTGATGCAGAAGCTTCGCCAAACTCCTTGGAGCCACGGATCTTCTCCTGCAACCACTCCGGCATGTCATTGAATTGCCCTCCGTTCTTCTGCTCGATCTCGTAGTAGATTTGATCGTTTACAGTCGATTCGGGAGCTTTGAGTCCCTTCGGGAGCTTGGAAGCTCCGGCAATCGCGCAATACTGCCGTCCCTGCTGGCTTGTCTTGTGGATCAAGGTCAGCATGGCTGGCTTTCCAAGAAGGTTCTTCAGGCTGAACGCTTTCAGCTCTGAGGCTGTGAACGTCTGCCCCCGCCATTGTTCCAGAAGCTTCCGAAGGCTGGCTTTTTCGCCAAGGCTACGGGTCTGCTCGATGGATACGATCATGGGTTTGCTGATCTTGGTGCGCTTGCCGTTCTCCTCGACCTCAAACTCATCGGTCTGGTCGGGGAGTTCGAAACTCAAGCGGACTTTTGGAGTCCACTTCTCCTGACCATCCCAATTGGTTTTCTGGTGACCGAGGTCAACCAAGCTGTACAGGATGCCGACAGTTGCTCCGGCTTCCGGCAATTTACGCTCGGTGTTTTTTGATGCTTCACTTAGGGTTAGTGCCATTTTAGTATCTCCTTTATTTATTTGGGTTTATTGGTTGTCTGTATGTGGGGTAAAGTTCGTCTGGTTTGCTGATCCAAAATCCTCCTCCTACTGCTGTGTTCGTTGGCATGTGTTCGATATTGACATTGGCGGGTGCGATCTGTCTAGCTAATTCGCATACATCATCCGCGCGCATGATAACAAGCCATTCCTTTCGACCATTACGCCTAAAGAATACAGATGGGATCTTTCCCTGTGGGCAATCGTTCTGCGCCTGAGTCATCCACTCCTCTGGTTTCAAGGCCTCACATCGCTTGCCCTCAATATGGAACGGAAAGTTCTCGCAAACCACATCTCCTGAGCCACCTTCGGGATTACCGGCATATTGCTGAGTTCTTCTGGCCTTTTGCCATCCCTGATCGCGCAAATACTTTGCAAGTTCGCGCTCACCAGCAGCACCTTTAGCCCGACTATTTATTTTTCCCATTTTAGCTCCACAGTCAGGTCTGTTGATTCGTCGCCATCGACGCTGAATTTTGGAAGCCCCTCTTTGGCTCCATCAATAAACTCCTTAATTGCGCGCTGAGATATCGTAAAAGACCTGCTTTTTGACTCCATGCACATCGAACCAATCAGGAAAACAAGAAAATCTCTCTGGAGTTTTGATCCCAATCTGTGAATTGAGATTTTACTGGAATTTTCGGACATCCCACTATGGCTAGGGATTCATCCGGTATCGGTCAACAACAAAAATAACCGCTATTCAATTTCTATAATACTTATTAGCTTCGCTTATGTCCCTGTTAAACTGACGCATCATTTCAAAAACAGTAAGATTCTCTTTAATCTCAGGATGCTTGTTGAGCCATTTAATAGCATCCTCAAAGGACTCAATATTCCTCATGGCCTCCTCAAACTTTGCCCAAGCTTCTTCTTCCGTCATAGATTTAGGAATATGCGCCACCCCTGGCCGGTGGATGGACAAAGTTTTGTGGTCAAAGTCTTGCACTTAGCGATTGGCAACAACCAGAATATGTCATCCTGCATCGCCCAGCAAGCAACGTAGTCCACGTTTGTAATTGGCCTTTTTGGGATATTGAATCCGTTTCCAATAGATGTCGTAAACCTGTATTTAGTCCTTCCGGTTTCGATTGTTTGCGCTGTTTTAACTTGGATACGAGTAAATTTTCCGTTCTTTTCAGCTACAAGGTCGTATCCGGAAAAGTCCTCGTATGGAAGAAGCACATTGTAGCCACATCGTAGCAAGGCTCCTGTAACCCTGGAGACACCTACCGCTCCAACTTGTCTTGATCCTAGCTTCATATTTAGTGTTGACTGCACATGTAAATTAATACAGACTTTTTATATGAAAACCACACAAATCCTATTAAGTCTCATTATCGCAACCTCCACAGTCAACGCCCAAGAAGTCCTTGAGGCTATTGATGCTGTCACCGGAGGAGTTTATGACGGAGGCGGAGCCTTCGCTCGCGCTGGTAATGTTGCTGTTGGGTCTGGCGGGGCGATTATCCAAGCTGGAACAACATTCTTTACACCAACAGGAGTCGTTCAGCAGGCAGGATGTTCTTATCTTACGGCTCATGGTACAACAGTAAGGGCTGGCGATTCCTTCGTTTCAAATAAATCAACAGTTGTTTATGCTGATGGCGTGTTTGCTGGTACGCATCCATCGGTTGTTGCCGGATGCACGATTTTGAAGTCTAAATAATCAACCATTGCCAAACAGGGCAAATCGGTTGTTTATCCTGTTCTGCAATCCATTCAGGAACTTCTTCCTGTCTGGATTTTGGGTTGCCATCCGCAATTCATCATTCCATTGAGCCTTGCTTGCCTCAAGCATGAGGCTCTTGGGGTCAACTTTGCTCATGGCCTCAATTGTTTTTGGCCCAATAGCCCCGTCAACTTTTACGGGCGCACCGAGGACATTTAACGCCTGTTGCATGTACTTTGTTGCACCGCCCACACCTCGATTAAACGCTAGATCTTGTGCGAATGGCCTGACTGCGTCCGGAAGCTTTTGAGTGAATGGAGATGTGTATTGGACAACGTATTCTGCGGCGGCTTGTTCTCTTTGTTCTGGCGGTAGGGATGAGATGGCTTTGAACGCATCAGGATGATACTTATTGTTGATTCCGGCTACCTCGTAACTTCCACCCATATCACCAGATGGCAACTTGTAGACTGAAAGATTTCCGCTCTTATCACGCCTAGCCTCAAAATCCACAGTTTTCATCGCGGCAGAAACTAGCGGGTCAAGACCATTATTGTTTTGCACCAGAGGTAGTGCTTCATTCATGCGCTCAAGTTGCGGGTTCTTTGGTGTTTCAATTTCTTTGCGGATAGATGAGTCCATAATGTCCCTTTCAATCTTTTTGGGTATGAAGTTCGACTGCCTTTCGGCTCCGTACACTTGGAACGATGCCATATTATTTACCCAATGAGCCTTGGATTGCCTGCTTCTTTAGCAATTTAGCCATCGCATCCAGGTCGGGATCATCCTCGTCATTTGCCAAAGCTTGTAGGCTTGCAACTGCTGACGGGACTTGGTTTGGCTTGATGTCAATGTTCTTGGCCAACCAGCGCACATACCTTGGATCTGTAAAGAGTTTTGACCCAAGATAACTTGATGCAAGAAGTCCTGCCACACCGCCCGCCGCGCCAAACCTTCCGGCACCAATTGAACCAAAAGCGGTTGTTGCCAATGCAATCGGAACAAGTCCAGCAGCTGTACCCGCCGGATTTGCAAGGACGTTGCCACCACCACGAATAAGCTCGGAGGCTTTTGCAATTTTATTGATGTCGCTCAAGAATCCAGATCCATATCTTCCGAAAAGCTGTTGCTTGGCTGGATTGCTCAATTTATTAAAATTTGTTAAAAAAGTATTTGAAGACCAAATATCTCCAGCCATGTTCTGCGCGCTAGGCGCAGACTTGCCCATCCTGTCAACGAATGTGGTTGTTATTGCCTTCTGTTCTTCCGGTTTAAGGCTTTTCATAAGCGCTCCGAGCCTTGTTCCGCCTGATTTTGAGCCTTCAAAAGCCGAGTTGTAGATCAATTCAGGCTCATTCTTGTTGATGAAACTTTGAAGCTTGTCAGCGCGATCATGCAATGTTCTTGAGTAATTGCTTGCCCTGTTAAACAGGTTTAATGCCTTGTTGCCTTGCTCTGCCGCCAATGCCTTAATGTCCTCAGTAAGGCCAGCATAAAGCATCTTAAATTCACGCCTTGGAACATCGTTTAGCAGACTTATTCCCGACAGAGCATTTCCTATTTTGCTCCTAAGAACCCTAAGTGCTTCAACACTCAGCGTTCCCGTCTTTTTGATGTCGCTTTGAAAATCAGACTTAATTTTGGCAAGCATTGGATTTTCCATTCCAGCGCTCAATGCAGGGGCGCCGGGGATTGGTTCTGTAACGTCTTTAAGCATTGCTTGGAAATTATCAACGCTACTCTGAGTTTTTGGCGGAAGAAGCGTTTCAAGATTATTGTAAAGCCTGGATTCAACAACACGCTTTTGAGCGAAAGCCTTTGGTACTCCTTCTTTGATTCCTGTTCCGGCAACAGTAGGCTCCTTAACCGGAGATAATTCTTCTGTAATCCTAGCAAGAAAATCTTTGAGTTTATTTTGTTGTTTTGTCCCAAAATCACGAAGAACATCATACGATCCAGGCACCTTGGCCATGCTTGCTTCAACAGCCTTAATTGGTGTTGATTGTGTAGCCTGCCCTGCGGATGGGGTAATCCCAGCCTGCTCAAAAGCCCTGATATTTGAAGCAACATCCTCTGCGCTTGCTCCACCTCTTAACAATCCCCTCAATCCTTGTTCGCCAAGAGTTGCCGCGCTAGGAATCATGAGTCCGCCAACTCCTGCCGCCATTTGACCCATCGGCCCTGCTCCAGTTTGTCTTGCAATATCAGATGCAACTCCTGAACCAACAGCCTGCAATGACTGTAGGGCTGGCTTTTCTGTCAGAATATTTCCAACACCGCGCAACACGGGAGACGTTGCCTGCTGGAGAGCTTTTCCAGCACCAAGTGTAGGAACCATTGATGTTCCGGCCTCAATTGCTGCCTGCGATACCTTTTCCATCGGAGTGACAGGATTTGGTAATCCTGCCTCATTCTTCAGTTGCTCAAGAACGTCGCCCAACGCAGGAAGCTTTCCTTTTGCGCCAAGCATTCCTGCTATTGCATTGTAAACTCTAGGTGCGTAATCAGTAATTGCTCCAGCGGTTGCTCCAGCAAGCGCACCTGGAACTGCTCCAATCCCGCCAACAACCGAGCCAATTCCAGCTCCAGCCAATGCTCCTGTTGTAACCGGATTGATTGCAGCGCGAGCTGTCAGGCCAGCTTGCCTTGCAATATAATCTCCAGTACTTGTTGGACCCTCGGCAGTCTTTACTTCATTTAGGTCGGATACAAATTTATTTATCTGTTCCGGAGTTGAATTTTCCGGAAGGTCAAACTGACCGACTCCAGGCACATCTAGGATTGGCATTATTTTGGAATGACAATTCTGCCGTTTGCGTCAATAGTTGTTGTAATTACCTGTCTGGATGGAGCGCCGGTTGCGTCTGCTTTTTCTGCAGATTTCTTTCCTGCGCCCATAGCCTCGCGAAGATCATCCGGAAGTAATGTATCTGGAATATCATATCCAACATCACGAAGAACCTGTAATTTTGTTAAATATTCGCGCCTTCTTTGTGCTGTAAAGGCTGTCATCCTATCCTTAAAATCATTTGAGGTGGGATCTCCTATTTCAGCCCTAAATCTTTTAGCTTCGTCATCCGTTACTGCGCCACCTGACCTGGCCTTCAATATCTGATTATTCACACCAGAAAATGATTGCATCATTTTGGTGTAATCAGGATTTCCAACTGTTGCGGCAAGAGCTGGGTTAACTCTTCCCATTAGTGGACCATAAAGATTTGGGCTTGAAATTGAATCAACAGTAGATTTACCAAGATCCACAAGAGATTTATAGTCTGTAAGCTCATCAATTTTATTAACTGGGAGCTTTTTCATCATATCTTTTGCAGATTTGTATGAATCATCCCTAGCTACAGTAAGCGCTTGAGCCAATGCTGTATCTCCAGATGCTTGTGCTTCTGCAATTGATTTATTTGCATAAGCAAGACCCCTTGCCATTGTATTGAATTGGTTCTGCTTAATTGCTAGAGCGTCATCAGATGAAAACATCGCAGGAACATTTCCGTATCCCTGTACTGCAACTTGACCACCAAATTGCCCCATTCTTTGCATTGCAACAGCACGCCTTCCTGGGGTTGTATTTGGATCATTGTAAACGGCGTATTCCTGATCTGCTGCAACGCCCTGCTCCTCCGGAGTCATGGTTCTTGGATCTGACTGCAGGCTCCTGACATTAAGATCAACAAGCCTGCGACGAAGCTCATTTTCCCTTTTGGTTTCAGGCCCCTCAAAATTAAAGCTTAAACCACCCATATATTTACTCCTATCTGCTGAATGAGAATGAGGGCATTAGCGAACCAATGCCTCCAGCAATCTGAGCAAACTGTTGCGCACCCGAAGGTTGGCTGGCAACTGCCCTTGTATAATCACCATAAGTTTGAGCCTGATAGTTAGACATCGTATTGTAGATGCTCGCAGCCTGACCGCTCATAGTAACAGGGATTGCTGGATTCGTTGTCTGGTAGAACTGGCTGGCATAAGGCTGAGTATTGAACTGACCAGGTTGAGCCTGGTTTGCATTGATATAATTCTGGAATTGGCCTTGCTGGTTGGCAAGACGCGCATTCCCAAGATTGTATAGCGAAGGTCCGGAAGCCACAAAACCAGCAGCCGCTCCAAGTCTGTTTTGCTGTAGCG